TTAGGGGCATTAAACGAGATGATGAAGAGTAAAAAGCATAATTTGCCGATTATTAATTAATTAAACCGGAGGCGCACAAAACGAAATGTTTATTTTAGTTTAATTTGACTTTAATTTTGACGAGTTTTAACATGTAAATGGCGCACTTTGGTTTAATAAATATTACAATAAACGATAATAAGTGCAATTGCACTGCAAAGATAGTGTAAATTGCGCAGGAATAAACGATATGACTACATTTTTGTAAAAGCCGGCTATAAATAATGCAGCCTGTTTACTGGATGACGCCACACCCGAAAGGGTGTTTTTTTTATGCGTTAAAAACACTGAAAAAAACGTTGGGTTAACAGTTGGGTTAACAGTTGGGTTAACAGTAGAGGGTATTTTTAGATATATTGGCGATGGTGTACGGTATTAAAATGGTTAAAAAAAGCTCAAAATTTAAGATACACACCCCTATAAGAAAACGATTTAATTTAACATTATATGCGTAATATACACAAATACAGGTAAAAACATCTAATTGCCGGTAAATTTTGAATTAAAAGTGATGCGTGAGGCGGAAATAGGTATTATTTCCCGCCCGGGAGGATACGTACCCAAACTATTTTTACGCTGTTTGTTTAATATTATCGCCGTTATCCTGCTGATAAGAACCTTTAGATAGCTTTTGACTTAATGCATCTATCTTTTCTTTTAAAAGACAAATTGTTTCTTGTTGAGAGCTAATTATTACATCTCTTAATGCACATTGCTTACAAAGGTTATTGGGCGGGAGTGGTTCTTCTAATATTTGGAGTTTACTTTCTGTCAGCGAATCATGTAGGTTGGTATAATAACCCTTTTCTATTGGGCCCTTTCCTGTTAATAACCATTCTGGCGATAAATCCTTATAAAGGGTCAAAATACTGACTATTTTTTCACCTCCCAACTCCGATTTTGCCCCACTTCCTTTAAAATTTGAGGCAGAAATACCCGTTTCTTGGAAAAATTTTTCCTGCGTAATACCCTTTATTTTAAGGTATTGTATTACTCGTTGTTTTATTTGTGAAAAAATTTTGTCCTTTTTGTTCAAAACGTCAAAATTTAGACTATATTTGTACCGTTTTAGAAACGACAAAGATACTACATGAAAACGAAAAAACGACAAAGAGTAATAAAATTTCCCGAAAATAAGGAGATTAATAAAACCCTTCTACAGGGTGATAGGGTGATAATTGCCAGTTATTCAGAATTAAAGCCTGGGACAATTCGCGACATGATGTGTGGATATTCCCGAATTACTGATAATGTAAAGAAGGCCATTATCCGGCTGACTAACGAGCGCCAATCGCTCAATAATAAAATAGAAAAACTTAAAAATCAATAAAATAAACTAATATAATAACGTAATAATCAATAAAATGAAAAATGTTTTAAACAATATGGACAAACTCCATACTTCATTAGAAGAGCTGATCTCTAAAAGAGAGGAATATTTCGATCTTAGAACAGAAAAGTGGCAGAAATCAGAAAAAGGGGAAGAATTTCAAGAAAAAACGGGCAGACTTCAAGAAATGCTTGATGATATTATCGACTGGCAAACAGAGCTTGGTTCTTAACTATATTTTTTTAAAAAACCAACCAACATAAACATAAAATTCCTTAGTGGTGAAATTGGTAGACACTTACAGATGTGGATTCTGTAAACTTAAGTCGAAGGTTAGAGATGCAGTAATAATACTTAGCTGGAAACCGAGTAAGCATTTGAATCGCGAAATTATATAGCATCCACTTAAGATACTGGTTCGAGTCCAGTCTAAGGAACAAGGGCAGAAACGATGGTTAATATAAGCCTGTTTGAGCACGTGCAGTGATTTTACGCGATACGTACCTACGAAACGAGGTTGGCAGCTGGAAAGACAGCCCCCGAATAGGGGTAAAAAAATAAGAATAATAAGAATAATGCCAATACCTTGGAATAACATATTAGTAGTAACACAGGAGGAGCTTATACCAAAATATTACAGCGACTATCATGTGCTTGCTACAATTATTAGTAGAGCGGAAAAGCGTGGTTATGGTGTACGCCGGGTGCAAAAGGGTGGTAATGGCAGGGTGATGCTTATTGATTTTGACAGCCTGCCTCGCGAAATACAGGAAGGTATTGGTGATCCACGGAAAGTAGAGCATATACTTGAAAAGTATTACAAGACGGACCAGGCGGCGGTGGATTTTTATACCAATTTTAAATTAGCTAACGGATTATATATTAAAGATAATATACAAGAAGAATACATCACAAATGCCAGTACCCTTAAATCGCTTCAAACCCTAAAGGTTGACAGGGAGCGTGAGATATTGAGTAAAACAGGAACGCTTAAGGGAATAATGAAAACCATCTGGAGTGATGCTATGACTTTTAAACCATTTCAGGAAAAACGATTTGGCGTAGTACATACCCTCCCGGGTAGTGAAGAGCGATTCAAACAAACATACAACGATTTTCAAAAACTGAGTTATATCCACCTTATATCTGATAAGCATGGTAATACAAATGCACTAAAGGTTACTGATGATGTGATTAGGTTGCTGAATAATATGTTCGCCACCCAGCCACATAAACCAACGTATACAGAGGTTGCCGGGCAATACGATGCTTTTTTAAATGGATACCTGGAGGTTATTAATAATGAAACCGGGGAACTTTACGATCCTAAAGAATTTAAAAAACTTAGCGAAGCCACAGTTTACAACTGGCTGCGTAAATGGGAAAACAAAATCGCCACATTTGCAATCCGGAGTGGAGACAGACAGCGGCTTATGGCTCAGTTTAAGCCATATCACAGCCTTGAACAACCCCAATATTCAGGAAGTATTATATCTGTTGACGACCGGCAACCAGCTTTTGAGTACGCTAAAGGAAAGCGTATGTGGTTCTATAATGGAATTGACCTTGCCAGCGAAGCGTTTACAACATGGGTTTACGGAAAAACAAAGGATGGTATTATTTTAGACTTTTACCGGCAGGTGGTTCGCAACTATGCCGAGTGGGGCCTTAAACTCCCTGCCGAAATTGAGTGTGAAATGTCGCTGAATAGCAGCTTTGCTAATACATTTTTAAAGGAGGGCGCTATGTTTCAGTATGTGCGTATTGAGGCTAACAACGCCCGTGGCAAGAGGATTGAACAGTATTATCGCCCGCTACGTTACGGATTGGAAAAGAAACGCGAGGGATGGCTGGCAAGGCCATTCGCCCTGAGCGAAAGCAACCAGGCCGGTGGCGAAAAAGTTCCCTTTGTGGCTTACGATAAGCTTACAAACAACTGCTTAGATGATATTGAGACGTGGAACAATATGCCACACTCGGTGCATAAAGACAAAACCCGCTGGGAGGTGTTTTTGGAAAAACAAAACCCAGACCTAAAACCCACCAATTACAAAGCCATACTTCCATTCCTTGGCTATAAAACAAAAACAAGTGTTCATGCAGGCATCCTTGATCTCCAGGAATCGGAATGGTTGCTTGGTGATGATGGTAAAATATACTTCGGAGAGCGATTAATAAACCTGATGACTATTGTGGAAGGTCAAAATATTGACGTGTATTGGCTCGACAAAAATGATGGTGGTGTGCTTAAGGCGTTTATTTACATCGGAGATCAGTATATCTGCGAAGCTCTTCCTAAACCAACATACGTGAAGGCCCGTATTGAACAAACCGCTGAAGATTTAGTAAACAGGGAGTTTATGAGTAAATATGTGTCAACTATTGAGGCTTATCAGAGGGATAAAAAGCGTGAAATTGAAAATGTTACAATTGTTGATCACCGGAAAGTAACTCTTAACGATAATTTCAAAATTGCACGGAATGGCGTAGTTACTCCTCTATCGACAGCTACCGGAGAAGCTCTCCCTGAGCCGCCGGATGAATTCGATTTAAATACCACTGAAACGAAATTTAAAACTCAATTAAAAGATAGATTTTAATCACCTAATTAATTAAAAAATGGAAATAACTAAGGAATTTAAAGACAAGGTAGTTGATGCGCTCTTAGAAGATCGCAAAAATTATGATGGAAAAGATAATGCTTATGCTAAAACATGGGGTATTGATGGCTCTATTTATAATCGTTTAAAAAGCGGTGAGCGTGATGGTTTAATAAGTCAGGCAAAATGGATCACGATAGGTGGGGAGTTAAATGTAACCCTCAATGATCGTAAATGGATTATAGCCCGCACAGACGTTCTTAATATGATGGAAGAGGATGTGCTTTTTTGCAAAGAATTTGCAAAGGGGCGCATATGTGTTGATGACTGTGGAATTGGTAAAACTGTTTCGGCTAAATATCTAAGCAGAAACCTTAAAAATACATTCTATTTAGACGCTAAACAAGTAAAAACAAAACAACAATTTGTAAGATGTATAGCTAAAACGGTGGGTGTTGGCGAGAAGGGTAGGTATGTTGATGTAAAAAATAAACTAAAGAATAGTTTACGAGTGCTTGAACATCCGATTATTATAGTTGATGATGCTGGTTACCTGGATTATACGGCTTATATGGAACTTCTTGAGTTGGTGGACGCAACCGAAAATGTATGCGGCTGGTACCAAATTGGTGATGATTCGCTGGCGGAAAAATTTGAACGCTGTATAAGTGGAAAAAAGGTTGGTTATAGGGCGATGTTCAGTCGGTTTTCAAATCGGTTTACAACAATGGTCCCATCTAATCGTAACGAAAAGATTGATTTTTACAAAAAACTTCTCAGAGATGTGATTAGTGTAAATGCATCACCCAGCACTGACATCAATAAACTTATAGTTCAGTGTCTTCGCTCTGATAATGGCTCAATAGGAGACCTTCGCAGGGCAGAAAGTTTATTAATTCTCAATTCGTAATGCAATGCGCGCTCTTACAATTAGAAATATATATGATAAGAAGTACAGCACGCTGACGCTTGACGGTATATACGCTGAGGTGTTTGGGGAGCCGGAGGATAACGGTGCATGGTTGATTTATGGGCTGGATAAGAATGGAAAAACTTGGCTTTCGTTGCTTTTAGCTGAGTATCTGTCGCACGGAAATAAAGCGTTGTATGTTAGTGCAGAGCAGGGTATTGAAAAAGATTTTGGAGATACTTGTAAGCGAATTGGTATAAGTGAAAAAAATAAAACCCTTCATGTTTTAGGGTATATACCAATTGAGGAATTGGATATGCGGTTGAAAAAGCGTAAGGCTGAAAAGTTAGTATTTGTTGACAACCTAACTACTTACGAGGATGAACTTAAAAAAAGCAGAATCAATAAATTACTTCGTGATCATAGCGAAAAACTATTTATATTTTTAGCACACGAGGAACGGAATAAGCCATACCTGGCTGCCGCTATACATGTACATAAAATTGCTAAAATTATAATGCACGTGAAGGGCTTACAATGCACCGTCAGTGGACGATGCCCGGGCGGTGTATTAACTATTGATGAAGAAAAAGCCCAACTATACTGGGGTTATAATAAATAATTTACTAATCAAATATTACTAAAATGAAAAAAGAATACGCTAAAATAGAAAATTATCCCATACAGGATTCGGCCAGGGGACATCATCCACATTATGTCCTTTATCCTGTATCAAAAAATGGAAAATGGAGGGCTGCGGAAGTTGTGGAGGGTGGATATCTTGATCCTTTTAAAAATCCTACAAAAACGGATTTTGAAGATTATAAAACATGCAAAAAAGCCTGTGATGTGCACAACGAATGGCTTGGTATCGGAAAAAAACGGGTTTATCAAATTATAAACCTTTCAATGCAAGAACCTAAAATCACCCAATAACTTAAAATTATGATACTTGGATTTAAAACAAAAACAAAAGGTGGTAGATATACCAATTTTGTTGAGAAAATTGCAAAAGGAGAAAAAATCCACGCTATATGCGAGGATAAACATAATAGGTGGCGTGCTGGTCGGCGAATACACGCAGCAGTTGGTGTGAGAACCCCGCAATACAGATGTTTTTTTGTAAATACATGTCGTTCGGTTCAAGATATTGAAATTCTTATTATGGATAAAAGCAGTCTTATAATAATTGTTGACAAAAAACTCCTTTTGCCGAAGGAAATAGCTAAACTTATTGTTAATGATGGGTTTGACAGTTGTAAAGGGTTTATGGAGTGGTTTGATTATAAAAATTTCACCGGGAAAATTGTTCATTGGACTGATTTTAAATATTAAAAATCATGGCAAAACTAACTAAAAATCAGCGGTACTACCTTCATCGCAAACTGAAGGGTATCTACAAAGTAGAAGCAAAAAAGCGCACTGTCTACGTCCCGGTTTCTGAAATAATTACCAATACTGTAAAGCAGCAGGCGATTTTAAACCGGCTTTGCGGGGGGGGTATAATATACAATCTTATATAGATTAAGGCTATGGAAAAGAAAATTACATACAGTTATGACTCGCAAGCTAATCAATTAAACGTTTTTGTAGACGGAAAATTGAGGGGTGGGTTTATTGGGAATATTGCTGCTAACCGCTTCACAGAGTTATTAGACTCCGGGGCTGAAATTAAACTGACGAATGTAAACACTGAAACAGTTCGTAAAAGGAAGGTTCAAACAATCAGAATAATCTGGAAAAAGCTGGGGATAGATGACTGGAGAATAGATTATTTAACAGAATATGGTGTTAGCAGTACTTCTAAGTTAAACATTGAGCAACTCGATGAGTTGATAAATCGCTTCGATCCATTTGGCCGACATGGGGGTAGAAAGGTTGAAGTTGCACCTGAAATTAGAAAGTTATGGAGTGGTATTTTATGCTTAATAAACAAGTTAGGCATCTACGCAACAAACAACGACTGGAGTAGGGTTAATCAGTTTATGAGAAGTGAAAAAATTGCCGGCAAACTCCTTTTTGAAATAAAAACTGTTAAAGAACTTGAACAACTGCGCAAGAAACTTAACTCAATTCTTTACAAAAGGGAGGTTTCTAAGGCTGAAATTGAAAGACTAACAATTAATAATTAACAACTTAAAAATATGATTTATTCCGTAAAAATTAAAACAAATACCAGCAACCCGAATAATCCTGGTATAAAATACAAAAACGTAATATTTGAAGGCGTTTATCACTCAGAAAAAAAAGTAAAAAAAGAAAAAGTCGAAAAAGACATAATTCAATTTTTTACTGAGAATATTAATCCTACAATGCAAGGATTATTAGTTTCTTTTAAGGTTTTAAATATCAAAACAGTGAAAGAAGATTTTGTTTTTGAAGGAGGTGTATAATGGAAGAGTTTAATAAACAAAAATCCCTTGCAGAGCAGGAAGAAGAGTTATTCCAGTGGATGCTCAATAATACCCACTCTGATGACTTTGTAAAAGTAGTATCACAGCGAAATAACATCTTAGCTGACATCGCCCGGTTACAGGACGATTCTAAACTCACAACAGAGGACAGAAAATACCGACACGACCAATTTTCTCATGTTTCCATACTTCCAGGTACAAACATTAATTCCTTCAGACAATGATGATTTCAGAAGATATAAAATTTATTGAAAACAGCCGCGCGCGAGTTGAGCGTAGTGAGAATCAAATCTGCCGGAACTGCAAAGGGGAAGGTGAGTATTTGTCGGGAGATGGTCATGAAATGACCGAATGTAAAGTTTGCAAAGGTTCAGGGAAGGTTAAAGTAACGAAACTTATTTTCATAAAAGTGGAGGCAATATAATGCGTGAAACGATAGGTAGTACTGAAGTTATTTTATGTGATTTTTGCAAAAATGCAGATGTTAAAACTCGTTTAACAGGCTCAAAATTGCCATATGTCCGGAAAGGTTGGGCAATTAAAGACGGTAAAGATATTTGCCCTTTATGTATTGATAAATTAAATAACGAAAAAGAAGAAAATAGAAAAAGGATAGCCGCGGAAATAGATAGCATTAATAGAAATTTTGACTTCAACAATCCTCTTTTTAAGGCAGCTTTAAAACCGATAATGAATTATTACCTAATCGCTGTAATGGTTGAGATAACTAATGTGAGGGCTAAGATTATTACTATTTATAAAAAATCAGCGGCAATGCTTACCAGGTCGGAGATTAATGCGATTACAACTAAGAAAATTGGTAGAGGTGAATTAAAAAAAATTACAATTCTATCGATTACAAAGTTGACAGAAGAGGAATTTGTAAAAATTGTGTCAAAATGAAAGAAGATTCCATAAAAGAAAAAATAACCGATGGTACCGGGATATCGGTTACGCCTGCCGATACAGTATATTATTTAGAAAACAGTTGTTCTTATATTATTTTAAGATGGCAACCGAAAGAGGATATAACAGCTTATGAATTAAGTATGTGTTTACCTTACATTATCAGGGCGTATTGTGGTGGACGCATTTCATCGAACGAGATCGATAAATCACAACCCTTTTTCCGGCATTTTCAAATAATAGAACACTAATAATCAAAACAATGACAAAAGCAATATATAATTTAGAAAAGCTTGTTTGTGTAAAAACACACGACGAAAAAGAGGAGCATCCCAACCGCGCAGAATTAATTTTTGAGGGAGGTGAAATACTTTGTAAAGATTTTGATGAATATTATAAAGCCTTGGATTTTGAAAGAAAGGTTACTGGTCATTTTAAAAACATATTAGAAATAGATGGATTAAAAATTAAACGCTTAAATGACAGAAGTTATTAATCAAAATAAAAGCCTTGGGCGGCGTTGTAAAACCCACATTATTATGGATAATTTAAAAACACTTCTTTTAGAACAAGCATCACTTGAAGAAAAGTTGGATAAGCTAAATGCTTTCAATGTAAGTCAAGATGCTAATGAAATTGACCCACTGCAAAAGGATTTATTGTTAATTCAAGCTGGGGCGATGTTCACATACAACGAATGCTTAAAAGCACGAATTGGAAGGTTGTAAATAAATTATTAATTCGCAGGATAACCCTGACGGGTTATCCTGCTTTGCAAAGAATAGATGTTATAATTAAATAATATTCACACAAATGGCAACACAAAAACTAAAAGAGAAAATCGAAATTACTATAATTATAGTGATAATGGTAATTATACTTTGGATACCAATATGCACCGTGATTCAAAGATTTAAATGCCCGGCGATGACAGAAACGCAATTGTTTTTACACATACCAAGTTCTTTTATGTGTAATTGGAAAAATTGCAATTAATAAATAATTAAACAATATAAAACTTAATAAAATGGCAATACAAAAAGTAAAAGATGGAAAATGGGTAGATGAAACAGGAAAAGTTATTCCGATTCAGTATGTCACCCCACTTGCACGGCTTAAAGAGAAAGCAGCCGGAAGCTTGATAAAAGATGCTTTGAAACTAAATAAAGACTTAAGTCTTTATAAAAAAGCAATCGTAAAATATTGTGACGATATTTATGATAAGGCAAAAAAAGAGTTGAATGTAAACAATTTAACGAAGGGAAATTTTACCTTCTTTAATTTTGACAGGAGTGTTAAAATTGAACGCTCCGTTTCTGATAGGATTACATTTGACGATATAACCATCCAGGCTTGTAAAGATAAGCTTGATGAGTTTTTTGATAAAACAATCACTTCGGAAAAAGACTTTTTAAAAGAGATTGTTACGGATGCTTTTAGCACAAAAAAAGGACATCTTGACACTAAAAAAGTGATGGATTTGATGAAGTGGAGGACGAAAGTTAATGATCCATTATTTCAGGAATGTTTAAATCTGCTTGCTGACGCTATTCGTAAACCTGATAGTAAGATTTATTATAAGGTATGGCTACGTCAGCCGGATGGAGGTTATAAGTTGATTGATCTTAACTTTTCATCGCTGTAGTATGAGTTCTGAAACGTGTCCCAATTGCGGCTGTCAGGTTTATGATCCTTTCAATGGTAATATAATGATTCATGATGTTAAAAAGTGCAACGTAGAAATTGCAATATTCGAACATGGGCCGGCTTCTCCAAAATTGGGAAATTTTCATATTGATAGAAAAACAAATACATTATATTGCTATGATGGTAGTGATTTTGTTGAAATTTATACACCCGCCGAAATGAAAGTAGTATATATCGCCGGAATGGTTACCGGATTACCATATGAGGATGTGGTAAAAAAGTTTAATAAGGCAGAGGAACTATTATTAGATCGTCGCTTTATTGTTATGAATCCAACAAAACTTATTCCTAAAGATACCGACTGGTCTACAGCTCTTTATTTATGTAAAAAAATATTGAGATGTTGCGACGTCATCGCTCTTTTATCGGATTGGGATGAGAGTCGTGGAGCTATTGTTGAAAAAGAGTTTGCTGAGGATATGAATCTTGAAATTATAAAGCTATGGGAACCGCCGTACTTATTACAATAAGCATTGTGTCTCTTATTGTCCTTGCCGGCAGCAAGATAACAAAGTGGATAAGAAAGGCTGAAAAGCACATTGAGGAGGAATGGAGATGACAAGAGACGAAGCTGTAAAAATCTTTAAAAAGAATTCTTCCACCAAACAGCAATTAAGGAATGCCCTCGCTGCCACATTGGGTATTGCCGCCGAGGAAGCTGAGTGGATGGAGCAGACAGAACGTAGTTTATTTGGACTTTGTAGGGACGCTTTTATGAAGGCGTATGCAACCAAAACCGGGCTGGTGTATTACTTTACTGGTAAGGACGCAAAAGCGTTGACGGAGATTATTAAGAAGATTGAGCTGATGCCAACAAATACCGACACAGAAGCATCTTTTAAGGTGATTATTGAGCGGTTGCCGCTGTGGTACATCAACAACGCCTTCAACTTAACGGCTATCAGCAGCCGCTTTAATGATATTGTTTTACAGATTAAAAATTCAACAAATGGCAGGGCAACAAACAGCATCTCTAACGACTACAAAGAACGAGTCGTTAGAGATTTATTATCCAAATAAGACAAAATACAATCTCGTGCACATACGCGAGATATCTGATGTTTTTAAGTCGGATAATAAAAACCTTTCATATCTGAGAAAAAAATCAGGTAAAAAACAGACACTTGCTTTACTGAAGCTTTACCTGATTGATATTAACGAACTGCTTAATTTGAGAAACCCGCTTACAGAAAGAATGATTGACGAAATAGCAGAGACGATTCTTAATGATTATTTTTTTCTTACAATAGCAGATATTTATCTAATATTTAAGAGAATAAAAACCGGACATTATGGAGAGTTTTATGGAAGTATCAACATGCCAAAGGTGTGCCAGGTTTTTTATGATTACTCAAACGAACGTCTTGACCTCGCGGCACAACAGAGCGCATCGCAAATCATGTATGAGGGTGAGCGGACAGTTTTTAATGGATTGACAAAATTACAGGAATTCACGCAACGGAAAATTAATGAAAAAACAAAGAATAGTCTACCGAATTCTTTACCAGCAGGGATTTAGGCTGATTGGGAATGAGCCGGTGTACGAAAGGATTAAAATAAGAGGCGTCCGGCTGTTTAGAAGTATCGCTGAGATGGATAAATATAACCGGAGGTTGGAGGAGTTGACGGGATACGAAAAGGTATATTTTACTTACGCAGAGTTAAACCTAAAAAAATAAACAATGAGCAGGGGTAGAAGCAAAAAGATGATTACAAGGCGCGGAAGCGTGCTGGTTGCCCGGTATTACTATTGGACTGTTATCTGGGAACGCAACTACGACCGCGTATTGGAAGCAATGGCTAATGATGAATTCTTTATCGAACCGGCCACTATACAGCGACATTTGAGCAAACCTGCCAACGATGAGTTTATGAAGCAGCTTATGAAAGAACGCCCGGACGTAAAGCAGCTTTCTGAAATGTTCCCGGTATGGCGATGGGTAGCTCCCCAGTTTAATACTACTACTAAAAGCAAATAATTATTAACCCTAAATATAAACAACATGATTGAAATTAAAATTGAAAAACTGATCGACAAATTGATAATTGTCGGTAAAGATGTGGACTTTTTAGAAATTGAGGAAAAAGTAACAGAAGCGATACTTCGCGCAGTAAACACCGCAGGAAGTATCGCTAATGAAGTTAAAGACTCAGATCAGGATATTGAAGAATGAAATTAAGGTATATGCTGGTAGCGATAAGATATTCGTTGAGGCTTAACGCCTCATTCTCATCTATTGCTTTCCAGCATGCCTGTTCAAGCTTTGATATCTCAATTGGCTTTAGCTTTACACCTTTTCGGGCGATAGTTTCGTCCATGATGCGCCGGTGCAGGGCGACCTGTTCGGGAGTTCGTTCCATAACACTTATTTTTAAGATTAGACAACTCAAAAGTAAGCGTTTTTTAAGTAAGCCGATAGATTTCGGCTTACTTTTTACATCAAAGTATTAAGCAAGTTGAATAAAATCAACTTGCCTGATTAAAAATAAGTTATCCTATTT